AAGTGTAGTATGAGTTGGTCACTACATAGATATCAATAATGTTAGTGACACTAGGATCCAGTCTGCGACTCAGTGGTGTGTTGTGGCGGTACTGAAAGCTAAAACCTTGGCGTCCTACTCGGCTGATAAAGTCTGTACGCACATTGAGACTGCGCACGGCCTGGGCATTTATTACCAGTTCGTAAAAGGTATTTTCGTTGTAGGCATAGAATATCTGTCCAGGGATGTATGCCGACTTGGCCAGTTCAATGCTGGCCTTGGTAGGAAACTGTGTATTGACCACTCCTTGGTTAACTGGTAGGTAACGCTCAAGATTGTCAAAGTCCACGGTCAGCTGTAGGAACACCAGTTTCTGACTGGCATTTACCGAAGGCTGCACTAGAGTTTTGAAAAAATCAGGATCATCGGGCACGCCGTCACCATCGGTGTCGTCATAGCTGACAAGCACTCTAAAGTCGTCGACGTAGCCGTCACTTTCAATGGGCTGTCCTACAATGCGTAGTCGATAATCAATGTTCAATGGCAAACTGGTATCTGGTAAAGTATTGACCTTTAACACATTGACATAGTCAGCAATTACTAAACCTGTGCGACTGTCATAGATTGGAGTGCTGCCGTCATAGAAAAATCTATTTTCTAACACGCTGGCAAACACATATTCCAATCGTCTGAAATTGACTGTGTACTGCTGTCCATTTGTGATGTATTGTACAAGCCAACTGGCATCTAAGCCGGTACCTGAATTATCTCGCGCATTGGCAAAACTGAATGCAGCATCAATGTCTAGGTTTGTAGAATTGATCAAATACCATTCCTGAGCCAGGTTGTCAAAACCTAGACCAAAATCTCTGTTGAGCTCTACCTGGTTGGTGATCTCAGCTTGCAGACTCTGTGGTAGATCGCTGATAAACAGCGGAATCACAGAGTCGACCAAGGCACCAGTTGGCACTGGTTCATTCAAGGTCACTGGTCCTAGACCATTGTCTAGATTGCCTGTACCAAAATTAGTGCCATCTAACACCACGTTGGTAACAGTGGTCCACAGTTCAACACGACCACCTGGTGGAATCACAGTGCCAGTGATTAGTCTACCGTTGACATCAAAGTATTGTCCGGTAGGTGCAATAAATTTTACCAGAGCACCACGCACAATGTACTCTTTGTTGTCGCTGGCATAGCTGCCAATCTGCTGTGGGGCGCCGGCTGCATTTATAAAGTAGCCGGTAGTTTGGTTAGTTGACACTGTGGTCTGATTCCAACCTATGCCTAGTCCAGTAAAAGTAACTCGAGGAAAATAGCTGTAGTAAAAGTGCTGCATGCCAAGACTCTGCAGGCTCGGCTCCAACTGACGGAATATCATGTCGCTGATATCATTGATGCTGGCTATGGTAAAATAGAACGTGCCATCATCTTCTTCTTGATACAGCACGCCATCTGTGCTGAATGTGTTGATACTTGAATATTTTCCTGTGGGATCAATCAAATCTAGATAGCGGCTAACACCAATACTGGTACGGTTGACTGCTTTACTTTTAATAATTGACGGAAACTGTGTGAACGGAAAGTTAGTGTAATCTTCGCCGTTGACCATGCGATTCTGAGTGTAGTATCTGGCTGGTGCTCTAGTCTTGATCTGATTAATAGTTTCACGAGCTTGCGCATTGGTCACTGGACTTTGCAGACCCACAGTCATGGTCAGAGTTTCAAGACGTCCGTTACGACTGACATAGCTGATAGGCAGTACCACTGACTGTATTTCTTCTGGATTGATTGTGTACTGTAGGCCGTTGCTGGCACGCACATAGTTTCTGAATGTGCCTACTGGGATTTCGCTGAACACACCGTCGCCAAAGACCAAGGTAATCTGATCGTTGGTACGACTGGTAACAGAATAAATGTTACGCTCATCGGGTGCCAGCTGTTCGACTGCACCAGCGTACACACTGTCAACTCTGCGCCATTGACGATCAATTTGTGCCAGATCGTTCAGTTGATACAACCATACATCTTCGTTGTTGATACCTTCAATGTTGATATTCACTGTGCGGTTGGTCAAACGCTCGGTAAGATTAAAGTCTTGGTTCTGTATGGTACCCTGCTTGAACAGCACAAAGTATCCGGTGTTGGGACTAGCAAAACCCAGTCGATCATTACGGAACAAGATATTAAACAGACCGTTTGGTTGTGGCGGCAGCTCGTACACAAAGTCTTCGCCCAGACTGCTGGCACTCACCGCTTCAAAAGGCATGACAATGCCGTCAACGGTGCTGGTAAACGGAATAATTGGCAGAAAGCCTGGCACTAGATTTACTGCATATTCGCTGGTTTCAACCCCGAGAATAATCTGGCGATTGCCTGGCCGTCCGATACGCTGCGGGTCTGCTAGAGCTGCATTTATAATGGCTCCAAACTGTTCCTGCCAGTTGGCATTGGTAGGGTCGTTCCAATTGATAGTGCTGTTGCTAAGGTTAATACCATTGAAATCAACCACATTTTCTGTGGTACTGACGCTGAGAATCTTGAGATAGCCCTGTGATGCGGTATTGCGTTTGGGCGAATAACCAACCAAATTGGCCAGTTTGATCACGCTGTCTCTACGTTCAGCAGTGTCAATATAGTTTTCTCTAGCATTTAGATCTGATCTAAACGCCAGGCTTTGTCCCATGAATGCTATTACGTCTAAAAGCGCAATAAATTCCGAACTTTCAATGTAGTCGTTAAAGGTTTCTGGGTAGTATACACGCAGATAATCAATAAAACTCTTGCGTAAACTTTCAAAATCATAGCTTTGAAAGTCCGCTTCTCTATAGGTCTGGTATAGTTTTTTCCAGTCCTCGATACCAAAAATTACTGTTTGTCTGGTGGTTATGGCCATAGCTATCTTCCTATCACGTATTTACCGGATTGAAAAACAGCGTAGTTTTAGATGATCAAATGTAGCTGGCTGATCGGCTATCGCGATCGAAGAAAATGTTGAGCCGTTCAGTATCGGTGCTAGGCACCACACTGACTTCTAGTTCTAGCAGGATACCGTTGTTCTGCGGATACGCATTGATGCTGGCCACGTACAGTCTAGGATCGCCGCCTACCACACGTTCAACTTCTTTGAGTATTTGAGTTTGAGTGGCTTCCAATTGGTTTTCAAATATGAAATCCCATAGGTTAGTACCGTAACTTGGGCGTCCTACCAGTTCGCCCTGACGAATATTGAAAGCGTTTAACAGATCACGCTTGATTAACTCAAAGTCGGTCAAGGTAAACTTTTTCCACTGTCCAATTGTGTTGAAACCAATAAATGTGGCCATTGTTTATCCTAAAGTATTCTGCACCTGCTGTGTTACCTGTTGTACAATGCCCTGTGCATTTTGCGCTATCTGTTGCAAGGCATTGGCATTTACCGGCGTACCAGTTGCAGCACCAATGATAGCAGCAGGATTTTCATAGCTGGGCACTGGTATTTTGCCACTAGGCAATATGCTGGTCATAGCAGTATTTAAGGCCTGACGATTTACAGTGCCAATGGCCTTGGCTGCACTTTGCACACCTTTCATGGCAGACGGTATCTTGGATGCCACTGCATCCACAGCAAACTGACCAGCAGCCAACAACTTCTGCGCTTCGGCACCAAGATTGGGTGGCACCACTCCTTTGGCCAGTTGAGCAGCCGCATCAGTTCCAAATTTGGCTCCCGCAGTGGCCAATCCAGCCAATTGTGCGGCAGACTCTGTGCCGGTGATCTGTCCACTGGCCTTGAGTTTGTCCAAGGTACCAGCAAATAGATTTTGCTGCGCCAGATCCTGAATCTTGCTGTCGCCTAGCACTGCATCAAGACTGCTGGCACCATTTTTGCCAGTCCAGACTTTGGGACTCTGCAACATGGCAACCAGTTGATTGGGATTGGTGCCAAATCTTTGTACAGTGCCAGGTTTGAGTAAACCTGCTTCTTCCAACTGCTGTGGGCTGATAGCATATTTGCCCACCAGTCCTTTACTACTGACAGTGGTAGCTGCCTGTCCGGAAATTTTAGAAGTCTGAGCCATCATGCCAGTAACCTGATCAATATCAAGACCGGCTATTGACCCTTTGGCCTGTGTTTGTCTAGCAAAGTCTCCTAGCTGCATCTTGGCTGTGTCAGCCAATGAAGCTGTGCCTTTGATAATAGTCGAAGTGTCAACCTTGGGCAACGCTGTAGCTACCTTGGCAATCTGTTGGTTGACTGTTTCTCCAATGTTGAGACTTTTCAACTGTCCCAAGGCCAACTGCTGCTGAAATATTTTTTCTGCTTGTTCTTTGGTTGAACCCGGAGGCCCTTCAATCACATAGGTTTTTACACGCGAGCCACCTGACGATTGACTACGTTGGTTGGCTATCTGTTGTGCGGTCACATTGCCGCCTGAGGTGTTTACTCGCAGTGCTTCAGCAATGTCTGCTTCGGTGATTGCTACGTTAACAAATTCAGGTACGTTAAATGTAAACGATGGCATTATAAAGTCCTTTGTACATTCCATCCACGAGGTGCCGGCGTTCCTGCCGGCGTACTAGCACCTTGTCCATAGGTCACTTCTACTGAAACGCCAGCATTGTGATTAGGCCATGGTTCATGCGTGGGCGCCCGAGTAACTATGCTTTCAAAAGTGCCGTCTTGCTTCCATTCTTTGCCGTCAAATTTCACTTCAGGCATGTTGGTTTTGGTGAGAATCTTGACCGGCTGTGTGGCAAAGCTGCCCGAAGTGTTTAGTTCCACGGTGCCGCCATTGACCTTGGCCACAGGACCGCCATCAAAGCTGGCACCACTGCTGCCTTTGCAGGCCAAAGTGCCATCACTGAGCACTGTGATAGGACTTTCACTGTAAACATTGATTTGATCTTTGCTGCGTATGGTGGTTTTGCCTACACTTTCAGTTTGTATGGCCACGTTGGCCTTGACGCTGACATTGCCGCCAGCATACATGTTGATGTCTTTGTCAGCATGCATATTGATTGTGCCTTGTGTTCGTATATTGACAGAATTGGTTGCAAACACATCTAGAGTGCCTTCGGCACCAATTTCAATCCAGGCTTGCCCATTGGCATGTATGATGTAGATACAGCTACCAGAATCGCTAAGAGTGATCTGATGTCCTTTACTGGTTCGCAGTCTAAGCAAAGCATCTTCGCCTTCTAGATCACCATCGTCCATGACAAAAGTGTGACCGCCTTGACGACCCACAACCTTGACTGATTCTGGTGTGGCAGATCCGGCTTCGATCTGCTTGCGAATATCACGTTGATTGTAACCGCCTTCGTAGATCGGCTGTCCGGGTGTGCTGATACCATACACTGTGCTGGGACTTTCGCGTTGACTGGTACTGGCAATAGGGCCACGCACTGTGTCGGTCAGCAAGCCCTGTTGAAAGTAGGTCAAGGCAGCGTAAGCATGCACCGGACGTTCAGAATAGAAAAACTGAGGATTCTCAGCTACCGAAGTGTTGTTTTCATTGAGTTCGGCCACGGGCAAACTTTTTGCCACTTCCAGAAAGGTGTCCTGAGTGGGTAGGTCTGTGGTCCACTTTTCACTGCTGCCCACGGCCGGTATCATGTGCAGTATGCCTGGATTGGGCAAACAACCTATGTACCAGCCTTGACTGGGATCGCCGCCCACAAAAAAGCACATGACCCTGACGCCTATGTCCGGCGGTGTAAACCACATGCCATAACTGTGCGGATTGCCTAGATATGCACCTGGACTGGTGCCGTCTGCGTAGCTAGGAGTCTGTCCATAAAATGGACTCAGATAACTTACAGTGCGCCAAAGATTGGAATCTTCAGGGTTGTCGCCACCAAATTCTTCTATGTAGACCTGTAGTCTACCTGCACGAATTGGGTCAACATTGTTTTTTACTATACCAATGAACGGACCAAAGTCCGTAGGCATACCACCACGGTCATATTTGTAGTTACTGTCACGTCCGGTACTTCTTTGTATATTCTCTGCCATTAGGCATCATCTCCTACAGTCTGATAAGGTCTGGTAATAGGTCTTGGCGCTTGTTGTTTGGCCTGTAACTGTACTTTTACAGTGTTGGCCTGCGTTTGCGTCAATAGTCCAGCTGCCACGGCCAGTTGCGCCTGTTGCGGAGTAAACATTGTGACCTCTTCGCCTGTACTTAATACAACTTGTACCCCGCCCTGAGAAGTTTGGCCCACTGGATTGGTCTGTCCGGTCACTACTGCACCGTCTTGTGTGGTTCCGGTTTCTGATCCGCTTTGTCCTACCACTGCACCTGCACTGCTGGCTGTACTGTTGTCGGCATTGCGTAATCTCAGTGCCTCGGCCTGTGTTTGCGCACCGTACACAGGTACCGGATTTGCCACGTAGGCTTCGCCTTTGAGATTGGTCTGATACTGTTTACCGCGCCAATCAAACACACCACCTGCTCCGCCGTAATCTGAGCGAGCTTGTTTGAACGCCTGTCCAAAACTTAGTGCGTCAAGATTCTGACTGTTATCACTGGACAACGCAGGCTGTCTGGCCGAATTGTTAGTGGTAGTTCTAGCCGGTGTACGCTGTGTTTCAGTCTGTGGTGCTCGCTGTAGTGCAGGTATGTTTTCAATGACCAAGGCGCCTTCTAGTTCTTGTGTGAATGCTCCGCCACTGAATCTGCTGACCACTGACTTACAAAAATACACAAAACTCTGTTCACTGCCCACCGGTTTCAACAGACCTGTATTGATATTGTAGTCACCAGGTCTTTTGAACACAATTTCAAACAGCACCTGTTGTGCATCAACGTTGATAGTACCATCTGGCAAGAATGGATTGAAGTCATAGGCCCGAGCACTGGAACCTTTGACAAATTCACCCTGTTGTATCCAGGCTGGATCACCTACAATGGACATTCTAACCGACCCTTGATCAGCAGGACTGTACAGATAGTCTGCGGCATTGGCACCAGGTTCGTTGGCACCTCTGGCAGCACCTTGACTGCTTTGCGCACTGGCAGTAAAAAATGCTCGCTTGGGCATTTCTCGCATGTTGGCTGCACTGCTAGTCTGTGTGTCTAGTATTTTGTTGCCTTCTAATACCTGCACCCACAGTTTGTTGTAGGCCTGTTCAAACTTTAATACTTCGGTATTCTCGCCGGTGAACCAATAGGCATATCGTTTGTGTACGCCTCTGAACGTGGGACTTTGAAAATACACGCTCTGTAGATTCTGTAAACCGTATAGACTGATCACAAAAGTGATTTCATAGGCATAGTCATTGCGTTTTTTGTCATAGGCCAACGGTTTGGTTTTGAAACTGATCTTGTACCATGAAGGTGTCTGTGTGCCAGTGTTTTCTTTCAGTTGTCCTGTTTCTTCATCGACTACAAATTTGGCTTGATCATCAATGAACTGACTCATTCTAACAACCTGATCAATGACCTGTACTATCTGTGTTCCTTGTGTGATATTGAAAATTCTGTTTTCCACATCTGGCGTGACCTTGTCGGGCAATTTGCCCTGTGCAGTAGTACCGTTGGCAGTAAATGGCACAGCATTTTTGTTCAGTTGGCCTTTCTTTCTGATCTTGGCATCGGCTAGACTAGGGTTGGCGAATTCAATTTTGTAAACATCGGCCACGTTATACACACCGCGTTTGACCAGCTCTTGCTGAAATCCATTCAGTGCTTCCATCAGACCACGTTTGAGAGTTTTCTTAGGTGCCGAGTTGGCCTTGGCTGGTCCTTGATTGGCAGCTATTGTACTGTTGATAGGAAAGCCCGAAGCTCCGGTTCCAGGATTTCTTGGTGGTGCTGCCACTGTTTCTCTGCCGTCAGATCCTACAGCAGTACCAGTGCCAACAGTGATATTGCCACCGCCGCCTAAAATTGTTTTTACATCGTCGCCGCTGAGTTCTACGCTGAATGGAATTGACCCACGCACACTGGCAGCAGCAATTTCATAAGGCACAGCAGCACACTCTACTCGGTAGGTCACTGCGGCATCTTGTAGATTGAAAGTGATGTTCTTGATAATAAACGGAATGTACTTTTTGATCTGAACATTGGCCGCTGCTCCCACTGCGCCGCCAGCTGCACTGCCTGACGCTATCTGCGGTATGCCATTCTCGTCATAGCCCCAGAACTTGATAACCATAAGATACTGTTGTGCTGCATAATTGTTGTTGGCATTGCCACCGGTGCGATTGAATTCCACAATGGCATTGTACAAATTGTCTAACAAAGTCAACCCATTGGGCTCTCTAACTGTGAATGTGAAATCAGTTACATTGTGCCCGGCATTGGTACCTTTGCCAGCAAACAAGCTGCGCATTTCCAAGTCATCAATGTAATAATCTTGATAGAAGTTGGGATTACGACTACCGGCTGTGGCAGATTGTCCACCTATGCTTACAGTCACGCTGCCTGTGTCAGGTATGCCCCCGCTTTGCATCAGCAGTTGTACATCGTAAGGATCGGCCTTGCCGGTGTCCACCAACGATTTGTAATCGTCTGGTGACAACAGATACCAGGCCAGATTATAGGTATAGCTGCCATATTTCTTTAATTCATTAGGCTGCGGTTCAATATACTGATTGCCAAATACCGAATTGACTTCCTGTACTGTGGCATTGTTTGTAGATCCGTTGACATTGTCGATGTTGTCGTCGCTGCGACTGCCTTGTCCTTTGGCTGCTGGAACGACCACATTGTTTCTTTCCGCGGCCGGACTGCTGGGAACTGGACCCGGGCGTTGATTGGCATTGGGAGCCTGTGTGGTAGACAACGGCTTGGGCGGCTGGGGGTTGGTGTTCTGGTCGTTGGTTTGAGTGCTAGGCGGTGTGGTATTGGTAGGTCTAACCACGGGTGCATTTGTTATGCGGCCATTAGGATTCAATACCTGTGGAGGTTGTTTTTCTGGTTCTTGTGTGTTGGCGCCATCGTCTTTGGCTGTTTGTGCGCCTTGCACCTGAGCACCGGCACTGGGTGCCGGTGTTGGGGCCGGTTGACTGCGTAGTGCCCGAAGTTCTTGTTCTAGCTGTTGCTGTGTGGTTATCAGCCCTGATAACTCGGCATTGATTTGATCTAATGTGTTGCTTTGACTGCGAGCTAGACTGAAATCTTCTCGGGCGATACTGCGATCAACTTCGTTTTTGATTCTACTGGCATCGGCCTGTAGAGTGCTTATTCTTGCCGCAATCTGGGCCAAACGAGCTTCAAGTGAGGCTATCTCTTGTTGTGTGGCCATGTTAGAATCCTAACACTGATTTCAAGGTAGATAGTTTAGGAATATAGATCTGTTTACCTATGACAAAATCAAAAGGAGGTTCCGTCAAGGTATTAGGATTGCGTTGATAAAACACCCACCAAAGTTTACTTTCATCGTACAAATCAAATGCCAGAAGATCAGGACGATACTGATAGGTTTGATTTATAATAAAGATAGTGTCGTCGCCTTGCTTAGGCAAAGCACGATTGTTCATTATGTCAAGAAAAAATCCACTATACGGAGTAGTATAGTAAGGACTCATTGCATCATAGCTGGCCATTACCAGAATCCTCCTCGTTGTAGATTACCGTTGCCAAATTCCTGCACACTGAATTGACTGCTGACCTGCTGACGTGTTTGTATTGGCAAGCAGGTGATGGTCATTTGCATCTTGGTTGGCACATAGGTTGGTGAATTCAATCCCAGCGTGGGCGGCGCCGGTGGAACATCTCTGTAACCGCCTTTGGGTAAGCCGGCAGTTCTCAGTCGGTTCATCACGTTGCTGATTGTATTTTTTGGTACGCTTTGAACCTTGCGTTCAAGAATAAAGTTGGTACCGTCCACGTTACGGCTATAGGCTCTAATGTAGTCTACATCATTGGGTAGACTGTACTGGAACTGACTGATCACTACCGGGTGGCCATTAAACTGGTATTCACCAAATCCTGTAAGATAACACAGTGGTGGGGGCGATCCTCGCAGAGGGTCTTGTCCATAAAACATCTTGGTCACGCTACGATAAAAATGTATCACTGCCAATAGATAATTGGCTTCGTCGGTGTCTTGTGCTGTAAAAGTTCCAGTAATCTGTATTTCTTGCACGTTTGAATTCTTGTACCAGTAACCTTTGTAGTTGCTGTGTGTGAGATCGTAGGGCGTATAATTGGCCGAGTATACGGTGTTAACCTGCGGTGTATAAGGATAGATTACACCGTCTGTGGTAAACAACGGATCAAGTATGCCGCGGTCGCCCTGTGGCAATTTGTAAAGATAACTTGCACCAGCTGCCAGGCTAACACGGAAACGCCAATCTCCGTTGTTGACAAATCTCTGTTGTGCTTGCAGTGCTGGTTGGTTTCTGGCCTGCTCGGCACCAACTTCCACACCCACACTGCCATCACCCGGAGCTGCTCCACTGGTGTTACGATTGTTAGTAGGCGTTTGAATAGCGGCCAGTATGTTGGCATTGGTTGATTGATTGAACTGGTTAGCAGCAATAATGTTACCAGCTGTAGGACCAGACACCGGTGCTGGAGCAAGTTTGATGTCGGTGGCCGCTGGCAGTGCTGGCGGAGATTGGTAAGCAGCGCCTTGATCGTTGAGAATTTTGGCGTTAACTTGCGCCGCACCTTGTGTGAGTCCGGTGGCCACAGGCTGATTAGTCTGACGATCAACCACATCATAGGTGCCGCGACTGGCATCATACTTGACATCATAACCTGGTGTAACAGGTGCTTGTGGGCCTTTTGATATGGCACTGATCACACTGGCATTGGTCTGTGCATTAAACTGTTCTGCGGTTTGACTGCTTTGTGGATCCGCGTTGCTAACTGGTGCAGGGTTCGCACCGCGCTGATCGGCAGCAGCTAATGCTCCTGCCGCAGTAGAGGTATCTGGTCGGGTGGCCACTGCTGCCGCTGCCGCTGCTGCGGCTGCTCGCTCTTTTTGTTTCTGATCAATTACTTGACCAATTGGGTCATCAGCCGGCGGTGTGGGCGACACTGTGGAAGGTGCCGGTACAACAGGTGTCAGTGGGCGGTCTGCTTGCTGTGCCTGTGGTTCAGCAGCAGGATTGACCACAGGTGCTGTAGATTCTGCAGGTTGGTTGGCTTCTTCGCCTCTGGCTACCCGATCAGCATCAGACTGTGCTTGTTCGTAGGCAGCTTGTAGTCTATCGGCTTCCTCGTTCAAGGTGCCAATTTTGTCTATCAATTCTGTTTCAATAGACTTGATTCTTCTGGATTCGGCCAGCGCAGCATCATAGGCAGCAGACCCAACCTGAGATTGACGCAGCTTGGTCCTGGCCTGTTCATACGCAAGCTGAGTGGCCATGAGTTCTTGATTGGCTCTTTTGCCCTGCTCTACTACAGATTCGTACCTACGAAGATAGCTACGTGCCTGTCGTTTGTAAACATCAACTGTGCTGGTCATATTAGTTCCTGTATCTTGTATTTACCGAAAAAATTATAGCCCTAGTTTATGTAAAAGGTTGACAATCTTGTAAAACTTGCTATACTAAATAGACTTCCTGGAGAAATTAATGGATCAACCCATACCTGCAAAGAAAACCAATTATCTAAACAACCGCGACATACTAAAAGAAATACACCTAAGCAAGAACACCTATTGCTGGTATCTAGATCGTAAAACCGATCACGAATACGACATCATTTTACCCGGTCTAAGCAAGATTAACCAGCGTACTGTGGCACAGGCCAGACGCAATCGAGCAGCCAGACTGACCAAAGAAACCGGCAAAGAAGTCAATGAAAAACACATATCACACACTGAACTAGTGTTTAGAATTACCTGCTGGGACCACATACCCAAAGCACCCAAAAAAACTGCCAAGAGCAAAAAACAACAGAGTCAATTGGGAGATCTATTGGACGTAGACATTGTTGAAGTTGACGAAGCAGTTGACATGGAACCGTTGTTGGACTCCACACATGTGCGTGTGAACTTTCCGCCATTTGAACACTATCGTCTTGACGCAGACAAAAACCCATTTATCGTAGGGCGCAGTCACTGGAAGGGCGATTTAGAAAGCGGTCATTACAGCCGAGAACACGGTACTATGACACGTAATCTAGCACAGATGTTTATGAAGTTGTGCGAGCGTTATGCAACTCGTTCAAACTGGCGTGGCTACACCTACAACGAAGAAATGCGTGGGCAGGCTCTGTTGCAACTCAGTCAAATTGGTCTGCAATTTGACGAATCAAAAAGTCAAAATCCGTTTGCATATTATACCGCAGCTATTACCAACAGTTTTACACGTATTCTTAACATTGAAAAGAAAATGCAAAACATACGTGATGACATACTAGAAATGAACGGGTTGAATCCAAGTTGGACCAGACAGTACAGCAACAAGAATCAAGATCCAGGTGCAGCTTCAATCACCTACCCCAGTGACTGATGCTGATTGCTATAGCCTATAGCGGTGGCTGCTATGGCACATATCTTAACTGGGTGTTAGATACACTGTCACACCGTCAAGATATTGTGAGTCCATTTACCAGTACAGGTAGCAGCCACCAGTTTTCACGCCAGATCAGTCTTACCGTAAAACAACTGTTGGATACCAATAGTGGCTTGGTAAGAGTACATCCCAAAGATCACAGTACCGACAGTCTCAGTCAGCAGATGAATAAAATCTGTGAGCATGCTGATAGTGTGATCTATCTCTACCCTGACTCAGACAGTGAACTGCTGGTAATCAACAACTATACCAGCAAGATCTGGACCGACTGGTGGCATACTCATGTTACCAAGACCGAGTTGGCGCACACACTACGACAGTCGTGGCCGGTCGAGCTTGATGCCGATATTGACCAAGTGGCTGTATGGATCAAACGAGAGTTTATGAGTTATTATCTTTTTGGTAGCTGGCGATCTCAGGTAGAATGGTATCATCCAGATCGATGGCAGCACGACAAATGCCTGACAGTCAGTGTATGGGATCTGTTGTACAATTTTACCGATACCGTGGCCAACATAGTTGCCTTTACCAAAATGTCCACACAGCGGCCTGTAACAGATTTGGTAGACTATCACCAGATCATGCTGTCCAAACAGCAGTTCCTAGAGCACGATCATGTTTGTAAATCAATTGTGGAAGCAGTGGTTAACGATCGAGTATACCACTGGTCTCCGTTGAGTTTGGTAAGCGAAGCCTACATACAAGACCAATTGAGACAGAAAGGCTATCACCTAAGGTGTGATGGGCTTGACTTGTTCCCCACAGATAGTGTAACATTAAGAACTTTAACGTACAAACACCATGAACCTATTTAATAAAGCAGTTATCTTTACTGACATCCATTTTGGTCTAAAGTCAAACAGTCAGTTACACAATGACGACTGTTTGGATTTTGTTAAATGGGCAACTTCACTTGCAAAGGAACAGGGCTGTGAAACAGCGTTTTTTCTTGGAGATTGGCATAACCATCGGGCTAGTATCAATATTGTCACTCTTAACTATAGTCTCCGTGCTTTGGAACATCTCAACGACAACTTCGATCGTGTGTTTTTTATTCCTGGCAATCACGACTTATATTATCGCGACAAGCGTGATGTGCAAAGTGTTGAGTGGGCTAAACATTTACCGAATGTGGTCATTTGTAATGATTGGCTACACAGCGGTGATGTTGTTGTGGCCCCTTGGTTAGTAGGTGACGATCATAAACGCATACCAAAACTGAATGCCAAATACATGTTTGGGCACTTTGAATTGCCACATTTCTACATGAATGCCATGGTAGAAATGCCTGACCATGGCGAACTCAAACTAGATCACTTTGGCAACTTTGATGCAGTATTTTCCGGTCACTTCCATCTAAGACAGCAGAAGAAAAATATCACATACATAGGCAACTGCTTTCCGCACAACTTTGCCGATGCTGGCGATGACAAACGCGGCTGCATGATACTCGAATGGGGCAAACCGCCCGAGTTTCATGCATGGCCAGATCAACCACTCTATCGCATACTCAAGCTGGGTGATATCATTGATAATCATGCAGAATTGCTGCGCCCTAAGATGCATGTGCGAGTAGAACTAGACATCGATATCAGCTATGAAGAAGCTAATTTTATCAAAGAAACTTTTTATCAGCAGTACAAGCTGAGAGAAATGGCTTTGATACCTAGCAAGCCTGCTGAAGTAGGTGAAGATCTAGCACCTGGAGAAATAAAATTTGAAAGTGTTGATCAAATTGTCACAGATCAAATCAGCAAAATTGACAGCGAGCACTATGACCCCAATCTACTGCTAAAAATATATCAAACGCTATGAGACAGCATTGACTAATGATCCTCTTATTACCTGTGTATGGTATCCCAGTGGCGGCTTTGGCCATTTCATAAATGCTATTCTCACTGTGTATGGCCAAAATTTCTGCAGGCCCAACAACACCAATTACAAACTCAGCGACACTGGCGACAGTCACAGTCTTGATTTAGTGGCACCCAAATGGTTCCACGATCCCGAACAATACGCATTTGATTTTACCGGGCCAGAACGCTACTGTGTGTTGATAGACAACGGTATCAACAACGAAGGCGAACGTTTCCAACAGTATTTTAATACCGCTAGCATTATACGAGTAACCTACGATGAGTACACTTGGCCGATAATAGCACAAACTTTGATAGTGAAAGCCATGCGTCAAAGCCTAGACGATCAATTGCCGTTGGGTGACGCAGACTGGCCTGTTGATGCAGACTGGGCCAGACGAGAAAAGTATTTTTTATACCTGCGTGACCATCCGCTTAGACATGCATGGCGTAGCAAACACTACTGCCAGAATATAGGACTTGACTACTTTGAAGATTATGGATTATTGCGCAGCTGGTTTTTCTTGAATGGTTACGAAGTTGCTGATTTTGACGACCTATATCAGACCTGGTGGGCTGCTAATGCCAAATATTTTGAACCATTAGATGTGGCCAGAAATATTAAATTGGCCTTGTTCAACGGTTCCAATATTGATCTAACCGAGTACACGGATTTATGGACACAGGCTGTGGTAAACTACAGCATCTGGCAGCTCACAGAGGTAGAAATACCAGCAAACGATTATGCTAACTGGTTTACAAATACCAAAGAAATTGTTACACTATTGCAGCAACATGGAGTAAAACGATTTGATATCGATTAAAAAACTAACTGTAAGAAACTTTATGAGCGTGGGCAATGCCACACAGGGCATTGACTTCCAACGTAACGACCTAACTTTGGTACTAGGCCAAAATCTGGACCTGGGCGGGGACGATACTGGCGCACGTAACGGCACAGGCAAGACTACCATTATCAATGCATTGAGTTATGCACTTTATGGCCAGGCACTGACCAACATACGCAAAGACAATCTAATCAACAAGACCAACAACAAACAGATGATGGTCAGTTTGGAGTTTGACGTAGACAGTCGTGCTTATCGAATCGAGCGCGGACGTAAACCAAACACTCTAAAGTTCTACGTAGACAATCACGAACAAGAAGCCACCGACGACAGTCAAGGTGACAGTAGAGAAACCCAAGATGCTATAGAACGTGTGCTAGGATTGAGTCACGATATGTTCAAACATATTCTGGCCTTGAACACTTATACAGAGCCGTTCTTGAGTTTGAAAAGTAATGATCAACGTGCTATCATTGAACAGTTGTTGGGCATAACCATGCTCAGTGAACGTGCTGAAAAGATCAAAGAACTAAACAAACAGACCAAGGATGCAATCACACAAGAAGAATTTAGAATTCGTGCCACACAGGATGCAAATCAGCGTATCAAAGAACAGATTGACTCTATTAAAAAACGTCAAACACTGTGGAAGAAGAAACAAACTGAAGATTGTGACGCACTGACCAAGGCCATAGAAAGCCTAGAACACATTGATATCGATCAAGAAATACAAGCGCACCGAGATCTCGAAGCGTTTCATGCCAAGAAAGCCATCATAGATGAATGTAATCGTTGGATTAGACAGATCAATCAAGACGACATCAAGTTGGACAAGCAGCGCAAACAACTAGAGAAAGAAATTGAAGACATACAGTCACATCGTTGTTTTGCCTGCGGCACTGAAATACACGATAACAGTCTTGATGCAGTCAAAGACAAAAAGCAAAAAGATCTGCAAGAAATTGCACTGCAACTGCTGACCAATGACACACAGCGCAGCGAGCATCAGAATGAACTGGACGATCAAGGCGAGCTTGGTACCGCACCCAGTGTGTTCTACGACAATCTTGAACAGGCATTGAATCACAGAAACAGCCTGGAAACACTGCGCAAAGATCTAGAGTCACGCCGTTCCGAAGTAGATCCTTACACTGATCAGATCGCCGAAATGGAAACCGAAGCCATTGCCGAAATCAGCTACGATCTAATCAACGAGTTGACTAGATTGCAGGATCATCAGGAGTTTTTGCTCAAACTGTTGACCAACAAAGACAGTTTTATACGTAAAAAGATCATAGATCAGAACCTAAGTTATCTTAACAGTAGGCTCACACACTATCTTGATCGTATTGGCTTACCGCATCAGGTAGTGTTCCAGAACGATCTCACAGTAGAAATTACCGAACTAGGTCGCGAACTGGACTTTGACAATCTCAGTCGTGGTGAACGTAACCGATTGATTCTAAGTATGAGTTGGGCATTCCGTGATGTTTGGGAAAGCCTGTATCATCCTATCAATCTACTATTCATTGACGAACTGATTGATTCTGGCATGGATAGTTCGGGTGTGGAAAACAGCCTGGCACTGTTGAAAAAGCTAGCCAGAGATCGACGCAAGAGTGTATGGTTGGTCAGCCACAGAGACGAACTAATGGGTCGCGTCAATAACATACTAAAAGTTATTAAAGAAAACGGATTTACATCCTATGCCACCGATACAGATACCGTATAAAAATATATTTTTAACCGGTGCCAGCAGTGGTGTGGGACAAATGATCAGCTTGTTGTTGACAGGTCTAGGTATTCAACACCATGCTCCAAGTCGCGCCGAACTTGACTTGGATTTTCCTTTGTTTGTCAAGAACTATCAAATGCCTACTGGGATTGATTGTCTAATCAACTGTGCGGCACACGATGTCAACGGCAAACAACCATTTGATAAACACGATGCCGACAGTGTCATTGATATTGTAAATTGCAATTTACTAGCACCCATGCTGCTGGTACAAAAGTTGCTGGCCAACGACCCACGGGCCTGTGTGGTAAATATTACCAGCACTAACAATCAGGCCTATCCTGGACACGATCTAACCTACAGTCTAACTAAACGTGCATTGAGTTCATTTGGCGAGCTACTGGCTCGCGATTATCCTGATGCTCGTATACTAGAAGTCTGTCTTGGACTTACACGCACTAATTTCAACGCCAATCGTTTTCGTGATCGACCAGATCTATTCCAGCCTGATTTTTACAATCAACCCTGTTTGACTGCAGAACAAGCTGCCACAGGTATACTGGCAGCAGTTGCGGATACTGATTGCAGCTTTTGGAGACTGGCACATGATTAACTGGCAGTACTATCATTGGCATTTGGAAATCAGTGGCAAGTGTACACTGCAATGTCCCCGTTGTCCGCGCACAGAATTGCCTGACACACCCTGGATCAACAAAGAACTAGACTTGGATTTTGTTAAACGACTTTTTCCGCAGAACTTTTTACGCAGTCAAGTTCAACGTATCACATTGTGTGGCGACGTTGGCGATCCAATCTATGCCAGCCAGTTTCACGACATAGTGGAGTATCTAAAAGAAACCAATCCCGATGTACATCTGTTCATAGTAACCAACGGCAGTTATCGTAAACTGGCATGGTGGCAACGACTGGCTCTCACTCTCAATGACAGAGACACAGTCAACTTCAGCATCGACGGATACGATCAACAAACCAATAACCTATATCGCCGTAACAGCGACTGGGACAGTATCATGCAAGGCATGCAGACAATGTGTCGCGAAAGTCAGGCCTTTATCAATTGGGCCACTATCGTGTTCAGCTTCAATCAGGATCACCTTGACCTGATAGAACATTTGGCACGTGAGCAGGGCTGCGACGGTTTACAGCTGACACATAGTACCAAATTTGGCAGTAAATACGGTCAAGCGTATCAAGCCGAACAGGATCCTTTGGAACCAAGGCCAGAATTTGTCAGTGACACACATCGATATCACAGAATCTATAAACCATTGAGTCATCGTAGGCAAGACAACGGCGACTATCTAGCGTATAATCTAGCTAGATATCAAGATATAATTGACAGTAAAGGTCAAGATCCTATAGTTCCTATGTGCGAAATTGGCAATCGCGGGTTGTATGTCAGTGCTGACGGTGTGCTGCATCCTTGCAGTTGGGTCAGTTTTCCGTATACAACATTGACTCATGGCACCAAAACTATAAAATACCAAGACAGTTTTCATCAGCGATATCGAGATAGATTGAATTTACACACACGCAGTCTAGAAGAGATTACCACAGATCAGCTATGGTCAAAATTGTCCTGTGGTTGGAAAGACACAGAGCACACCTGGGTAGAGTGTTCGCAAAAATGCAGTAGAGATCTAGTAAACAAGGAGTATGCAGTACAGTGGTTGACCAACTAAAAGTCAGTGTATGCTTGACCGGTTATAGTACCGACGAATCGCCTAGAGTATACTGTAAACACAATCAACACTATGTTGGTGACTTCACTGTGACTGGATCGCAGCAATGGTTAGACTTTTCGGTCAATCAACTAGATGCCAATCGGCTTAGCCTGGACTTTTACAACAAACGCGACTACCATACTAAAACTGACAGCCAAGGCAAAATTGTTGCAGACATGTGGATAGAAATACACGATGTAAGATTTGACGACATATTGTTAGAAAGTTGGTTCGTTGATGATGGTTATTACGTGCCCAGATACTTTGCCAGCTACAAACGTCAGCACATCGAACTGCCAGAACGCATTTACAGTCTAAGACGCTGGCACTTTCCTGGCGAATTTATCTTTGCAGAATTTCCCAAAGATCTTTGGGACTGGTATCGTATAGAGCGCACCAGTCGTATGCACTTGGAAAACATGGACATTGATCTACATCGCTGGGAGAAATTTGTAGGCAGTCCAGAACTGTATCCTGAACTGGTGGCCGAGATCAAGGAGTTGATCAATGGCACATAATGTAGCACTGATTATATTGCCAGTACAGGAAGTAGAACGGCCACCTGCTGGTCCTGCTATACTAAAATCAATTGCGTTACAACAAGGACATCAGTGCCGTGTGTTTGATTTTAACCTGTGGTTGTATGAGCGTGTTAATGCCGAAACCTTCTGGCGTTACGATATGTTTTTCAAAACAGATGCGTTGACCGAACAGGATGTGCAGACTGAAAAAGAAATTAGTGCGCTGTTTGAAAAGTTTCTAAGAGATCTAATTTTACCTGAAAATTTTGATATCATTGGAGCCAGTGTGTTCAGCAACTACAGCACACGAAGCACACTGGTATTTTTCCGCACACTCAAACGTTTGCCCTGGAAAGGAATCACAGTGGTTGGCGGCAGCGGATTGACTACTCCTTACGACACTGAAAGTTTTATCGATGACCGAGGCCGACAGCAGGTCAAAACTACCAGCATGTTTGGCGAATACTTGCGTAATCTTGGACTGGTAGATCATTTTATCATGGGCGACGCTGAGGATAGCTGGAAAGAATTCTTGGCTGACAACTATGACTTTCCTGGAATAGACAACAGAGATTACGTACAGATTAGAAATCTAGACGAGCACCCGTTTCCCAACTACGAAGACAATCCGCCTACCATCTACTATCCCACCGGCGGTATTGGTGTATATGTAAACACCAGTCGTGGCTGTTTTAGAAAATGCACTTTCTGTGATGTGCCCTGGCGCTGGCCCAAGTTTGCCTACAGAGACGGTGTCAAGGTAGCCGACGAAATGTACATGATGTACAAAAAGTGGGGTGTCAAACTGTTTCAAATCAGCGACAGCACCATGAACGGTAACATACGTCAATGGGATAGAATGAATCGTAGACTGTTAGAACATCGAGCTGCGGATCCTGAGTTCACTGGTCTAAAGATCTTGGGTCTAGGTGTTATACGACGCAAAAAAGACATGTCCGAAGAAAGTTGGCGTCTAATGGGCGAAGTTGGTCGCTTTACATTTTTCTGCGGTGTTGAAAGTTACAGTGAACGTGTGCGTGAGCACATGCGCAAAGGTATCAGTAATGACGACATTGACTTTCACTTGGCCATGAGTGCCAAGTACGGTCATACCAACATGATATTGATGTTTGTTGGATATCCAACAGAGACTCTGGAAGATCATCAAAAGAACATAGAGTTTTTATACAAATACAGAAAATACATGCTGTCTGGTACTATCTGGATGGTACGCTGGGGATTCACCGGCAGTCTTGACATTGGCAGTCCATTGGCCGAGGCCACTACCGATCTGCGTATTGTTCAGCAGGATCCCGATTTGAATCTCAGTCACTTAGTGGACAGTGACCGTAACTGGGTCTACGGTCGTAACTGGATAAACCTGGACAATCCTACACTGACCTTGGAAGAACGCATGCGTCGTCGATTGGAGATTCACGAAATCAGCTGTAAACTTGGCTACATACAGCCCAAGGTTAAAGAAGAGCTGACCATTATTAAAAAAATTCTCAGCGAGTTCAAAGGACAGTCGCAGCGCACTCGTAGAACAATACCTATAATTGGTTGGCATGAAAAGGATCATTGATGCCCAGCCCTAGCAAACAAAAAGGCAACAGTTTTGAACGTCAGATAGCTGACTATCTAACTGCGCTATATGGAGAGAAGTTTATACGTGCGCCGGGCTCTGGCGCCTATGTAGGCGGCAAGAACAGTCATCGCAAAGAAATGTTACACGAAGGTCAAATTCGCAGTTTCAAAGGCGACATAGTGCCGGGCGAAAGTTTCGCAAGACTCAATGCCGAATGTAAAAGCTACAAAGACTTTCCGTTTCATCAACTATTCTCCGGCACAGTAAAAATACTAGACAGTTGGATTGCACAGTGTATGGACGTGGCCGACGACGGTGACTTTAATATTATTTTTATGAAGTTCAATCGTAAAGGTCAATATGTTGCTGTACATGCACAGCCTAACACTGGCCAATTGATTTTTACTAGACACTTTAATTACACCAGTGGACTTAACGGTCATTGGATGATTATGGAACTAGACCTGTTCTTTGAACTAAACGCTGATCAAGTCAAGGATTTATGCGCCCGGTGATAGTGTTTGCTGGCTGTAGCTATACTGCTGGACATGGATGGCACGATGATGCTGGCTTGTCCTGCACCAATCATCCAGATCTATGGTGTAACATAGTAGCCAAAGCGTTGGGTCTACAGGCAAAAAACTACGGGCAAGGCGGCGGTAGTAACAGAGATATATTTAGAAATACAGTAGCAGCCGTGGCCGAACATGGTTCACAGATAGACAGAATCATCGTGCAGTGGACTAGCATGCCTAGATATAGATTTGAACTAGGCATCGAAGATTGGCCCACACACGAAACCTTACAAAATAGAAATCGCACAGATGATGTGGGCCTTGCCGGACTGCTTGTGCCTAGACACAAGATTGACAGCATCATTGATAGTTTTCTAGCTCTGCATAATCTTCACTATGAAATCTGTGATCTCATAGCAATGATTAACACGCTGACCAAATTAGCCGGTCTGATCAGTGCGGAGATCTATTACGTAAACGGACTATGTCCTTGGGATCAGGATTACTTTACACATCGCATAGACACACACAGGCAACCAAAAGATCTTACCAAATTTACACAAGACAGCATATTAAACACAGAATCTAGAACAGATGAACAGATATTTAGGCTCTATGATCGCATCCATGATAACTACACACACCTAGGCACAATTCAAGCAGAAAATTGGATCAATCTCTATCAAAGTTTCAAAAATCTACAGCAAGACACTAACTTAGATCATCAACATCCTGGCATTCTTAGTAATATTAGCTACGCCAATCTAGTACTTAGGCACTTCACAAATTAAACACTACAGACTCTGCTCCACTGTTTGAGTGGACCCATTGAGCCAGCCGGGGTAAGGCCCGTTGCCGGCAGATCTTGGGCGTCGAAGAAAAAGGTTAACTTAGGCCTAAATGATTAGAGCTCTGCGAAACAGATGCAACTCTAGCGTGTGTGACTTTGCTTGTATAGGGTCAACTGCGTTCCGTTGTGAGTCAAGGCTGGAGTAGGGGGTACAGCACAACCACCTCCGCTGTTGCTACAGCAACAAATCTCCTAATACAAGATGACTGTTCGAACTCAGATGATGACAGCTCATTACTTGCCCGGAAACGGGCAAGTATGACCAAAAAATCTAGATGATAACTGATATCTCGCTTCGCTCGATGAATATGATTGATGAGCGCGAGCGAATCAATAGATCAGCGAAGCTGATCTTGAATAGTGATTAAAACTGATCTGGCCAATCACGAAATAGTGCATGTTGAATATTGTCGCCAACGAATTGATTGAAACTTTGATGTTTCTCTTCGAGTTCGCCTTGTTTTGGTGCCACTCGTTTGAATGCCTGTTCCATCTGAGCCATATCTTGGAATTCCATCAGTATCATCCATTCGGGCATGTCTGCAATGCTACGAAAGCCCATTTTGCAACGGGTGATTCTATAACTCATCATCTTGCCTTCGCCTACCAAGTGATCAAAAAATGATCGCATGTTATTGACCCAGTCAATGTCGGATATGTCGCCTTCTTTGTCGGCCCAGATTGTGTATAAGTCTGCCATAATGTTTACTCCAAAGGACCTAGTGTTTCAAAGCCGTCAATTTCGCGTTTGTAGTCGTCGGCCTGATCTAGGTAAAGATATTCAAACCCTCGTTGCCGGTAGATGGCACATTCGGTTTTCAAACTGTTGATACCCAGACGCAAGCGAGGATTTGAGTAAGTCCATGCAAATTGCAAGGCCTCGGCGTTGTGCTGGTCAAATCTTCTTATAAGACTGAATGCAACCAAGTTGTTGTGGTCGTAATAGCCAATAATGTCATTCCTGGGGTCACGATATTCGCTGTCAAAGATTGGCATCACACTGGGAAAACTTTTGTGCCTACAATAGGCACGATAGATTTCGTTGAGTTCAGTGATGTCAGGATTTTTAATATAGGCCCAGTCTGTCAAGTCAGTGTTGTAGTTTGTGGCTGACAGTTGAATTCTAGCATAGATCACTTTCTAGGATCCTCACGTTGATCAAACAGTTCCGCAAGATATTCTTCGGGCCAGTGTTTATAATAACCACGATCGGCCAGCATGCGAGCGTGAGCATTTAATTTTTCTAAGTCTTGTATAAAACATATAGCCCAGGTGCCTTGATTCATGGTTACACCCAAAACTTCTTCGGGATAGTCCGGATGATCAGCCAAGGCCAACAGTCCTCTAGGTACCAGGAAGCCTCGGTTGAGTGCTGCCACCTGACTGTTAAATGCCGGCGCGGTCACGGTGTTTGGATCATATACATAGGCAATAACATCATACTCATGCATGACCACAGTTCTACAGTCGGTATATGGATCTACACTGCCAGGCCTAATGTCCAGTTTGTTTTCTAGTCTTGCACGACGAGCATACGGACACGGTGGCCAGTTACCTAGCTTTGGGTTTGGTTGTTCAACAAACTGCGCCACCCAGGTGACTATATCTGCTTTTGCCTGATCAAAATTCATTAGAAATAAGGTAGTCCAGTTTTCTTAGTTGTTTCCATGTTTTCTTTAACTATGGCATTGATTGCCTTGCGCTCATTCCAACTCAACATCATGGCCTGCTCATAGTTTATACCACCGCGCATGTGCCAACACAGTCTTAGAATTTCTTCTCTGATTGTATCGGCCTCCTTTTCCATGCCGTCAATCATGACCGCAATTTCTTCAGGGTTCTTGGTCAGGAGGCGTTGCCGAAAAAACTTGCTTGATCCAGAGTAAACGGTTGTGTGTAGTCGTGGTTACAGTCGCGGCAGCGCAGATTCAACGGCTGTAGTTCGCTGTTTTTGCGCATGGTTCCTATGTAATCTCTCACTGTGTTGAACACTTCGCGATCACAGTTGGCCAGCCACTCGCGTATCATTTCCATTTCAGTTACCTGTGCTGTTGGTGTGGCCACAGCCGCAATACTGCGTGCCATGCTGGTAATTGTCAGTTCGGTGAGCTGCTTGAATGCATCATTAAGACGCTGTAGTTTTTCTCTTTCGTCAAGATCAGAATCAGGAATAGCTCTGAGCAGTCGTTGTTCTTCAAACTGCAAGTTACTGATTTCCTGCATCTGACGATAGTCTAACGGTCTAAAATAGATCTTTAGATCACCTTGGTCCAGTGCTTCGCTGTAATCTGGGCAGCGCAGTTTGTCGATGATGGTTCTAAGATCAACGCCGTACTCGTTTTCGTGTTGGCAGGCTGGACAGACAGCACCAATTTCCATGCTGTGTCCAAAACTGGCAATACGTATAGCTACCAGTAACAGATCAAGATCTACGCTGGGAATGACCCAGGCGTCTTTGATGTTGGGCACACAGCTTTGAATCACGCTGGTAACAGCAGTGCCGTTAAACAGTGCATCTGGTGTACGATAGGTAATTTCATCTACCGCAGTCATTGGATACACCGGTAGTTCATGATTTGGCGGCATGTCCAATGAGCCAGTGGGATAGAATTTTCCGTCACTGGGCAATTTAACATAGATTGCAGGTTGGCGGAAATACCCGCTAAGTGGGTTTTTGGATGGTTCTGACATGGATTTTGCCTTCGGTAAATATGTAAACTACTTATAACCCCTAAAATGACCCAACAAGAATTCGAAGAGTTAATGGAGAAGATGCGCGAGGAGTACGAAAAGCTCGGCGCGGTCTCAAACAAAACTGCCAACAATCTGCTTAAATTGCAGAAAGAAGCAGAACTTACTCCAAAAGAAATAGCAGCAAATCGCAAGGCTCTAAGAGAACACAGCGAGGAAGTTGAAAAAGCCATGGCTCGATTGGAAGCCGGTGGCCGTCTATTTGACATCTTTGAAAAGGCCATTACCAGTAACACTGCTGCCATGTACGAAGGCAAGCAGGGCGCGGCTGTGTTCAATGAATCTATTCGCGCCATGGCCGATGCTCTGAATCTGATTATTTTGTTAATTCCAGGTCTGGGTATAGCAGCCAAAGTAGCTGCTACTGCTATCAATTTAATGAGTAAGAGTGCCGAAGCTGCAATGAAGCAGAGTGATGCACTTTACAAAAGTTATCAAGGTCTAGCCGCCAGTGGCGCTGCTGCTTCTGATGGCATGCAGGGCATATTCAGAGACATGCAGAAGTTTGGCATGGGCATCGAAGAGCTAGATCAATTTGTAGAATTAATCAATAATAACAGCAAGACACTAGCACAGTTTGCTGGTACAGTAGGACAAGGTCGTAACGCATTAGCTGACATCAGCAAAGGTATTGTACGTTCTCAGCTAGGTCGCAATCTAGAATTGATGGGCTTCAGCATAAAAGACATCAATGAAGGCATTGCTGGTTACGTAGCTCTACAGACACAGATTGGTCGCGCTCAAAAGATGAGCAACGAGCAGCTAAGTCAAAGTGCCGCTGCATATCTAAAAGAAATGGATGCCTTGTCCAAGGTCACTGGTATACAGCGCAAGGACATGGAAGCAGAAATGGATCGTGCTCGCAGTGAGCAAAGATTCCGTGCCAAGTTAGATGAAATGCGAGCCAGCGGCGACAAACGTCAGATAGCCGCTGCCGATCAACTAGAACGTGCCAATGCTGTATTGGCCAAACAAGCACCGCAGTTAGCACAAGGCTTTCGAGATGCCAGTGCAGGGTATATCAGCAGTGAAGCTGCACAAAAATTCTATCTGTCAACTCAAGGTAAAGGCACTCAGACACTATCGCAGTTGACCGCAGGTAACATTCAAGCGACTCAGGCCTTACAACAAGTATATCAAGCAGCAGGGCAAACAGCGGAAAACTTTAGACCACTGGCCAAAGCCGGTGCTATGGATGCTATTGGTGACTATGCTGAACTTAGCAACCTGGGTGTAAGAGCGCAGACTGATTTGAATCAAGCAGTCAAAGACGCTGAAAAGCAGATCAACGGGCAGGTTAAAGCTACAGATCCATTAGTTGAAGCGCAAGTAGATCTAAGACGTGAACAACGTGCAGCTAGAGACTCACTACAGAGCTTTATACAAAAAGGTGTACTGCCAGCTACACAGGCAGCATTGGCACTGGCCAAAGCACAAAACGCTGCGGCCAAAGCCTTAGACGATGCAGCTGGTGCTGAAGGTAATCTATTAGACAAGGCTGCTGCTGGATTAGAAAGTGCAGTCACAAGCCTAGCGCCAGGGCTAGCGTCTACCATGAACAAACTGGGCGAAAAGCTAGGTATGGCTCCTTCACCTGGTCAGAAACAGGCCGCTGAAGGCAAACCAGCAGCCCCGCCTAGCCCGGGCATGGGCGGACGTGGCAGTGGTGCACCTCCGGCACCGCTTGGACCAGGCAAGCAGACCAGCACACAGCAGCTCAAAGACATGGGGCTGATACTGAAACAAGGTGATGTACAGGCCGACGGTTCGGTCATACAAAATAAAACACTTGAGCTGGCTAAACGTGTACAAGAAGGTGTAAAAGGTTTTGCCTACTTTTCTGGTTTCAATGACAAGTTCCATCAAGAAAAAGCACCTAGCAGCCAACACACGCAGGGCAACGCCTTTGACTTTGTACTGAACTACAGACCTACTCCTGAACAAGGCAAAGAAATTGCCAACTTTATTGGTAGCATGGGTGCTCGCATGGTCATTGACGAGTACAACAATCCTAGCAGCAAGTCCACGGCACCACACTTTCACGTTCAGGCCATGGCCAAAGGTGGTATCACTGACGGTATAAGCATAGCCGGTGAAGCCGGACCAGAAGCCGTGGTGCCACTGCCTGATGGTCGTACCATACCTGTAGAAATTACCAACGCCAACTATCAGGCACCCACTAGAGATCAACTGCTACGTGCGCACGGCGATCTGATTCAACAGCAATTGGAATTGATTCCTGGGCTTAAACCATCTAGTCAGTATGGCTGGGCTATAGAAAGTGGATCCATTGCTCACAAGTTGACCATGGCTGTGCAGGAAATGACCAAGAACGGAACAGATCCTAGATATGCTCTGAAGCCAGGTGAAAAACGTGATTTCTATGACTTTGTGCGCATGATGTTGACTACGCCCGAGGGCAAGGTGTGGGGCGCAGAAAATTACATTGGAGTTGATGCCAAGGGCATGGACAGTCCTGAAAGCCAACGACTTCGTGAACAGTACACTAGAATAACCGAAGAGATACGCCTACAAAACATAGCCGCAGCTAACGTGGGCAAAAATGTAGGCGCTGCCTTGGAAGATCCACTAAGCCGTATGGAGGTGCTGAGCACAGATTACATACGCAGACAGACAGATCGTATAGCCAGCGGCATGGGCGACTTTCAGACTGGCGCTGGTGGTGGTCCACGTTTGGCAGTGATCAACGAACAGGTGCTGCAAGAATTAAAAAACATCAAAGACGGTCTTGACAAACCTAAAATGGCCGAAGGTGGCATCACAGATGGTCCCAGCATAGCCGGCGAAGCTGGTCCAGAAGCTGTAGTGCCATTGAGTGGCGGACGAGTGATTCCGGTAGAAATGGTTGGACTCAAACAGAGCCTGGATGATCTAATAGATCTCATGCGTAGACAGAATCAAACTTCGGAAAAGATACTGCAAGTATCTAGGGCTTGAGCTTAAATACACTTATGAGCTGGAAAAAATATTTCAAAGTAGCAGATGGTAGTTTAAGTCCTATTTCGGGCAGAGGTGCTGATGGCCTACCGGGTTATCCCAGAGCCACCGGTGGTGCCGACAGTCATGCCAACATGGCCTATCGTAACTATGCTAGCCGTTTACCCGAAGTTTACAGCGGACATCCTAATCGTATTGAACGTTATAATCAGTACGAAAACATGGATATGGATTCGGAAATCAATGCCTGTTTGGACATTATCAGCGAGTTTAGCACCCAGTTCAATGAAAATAACACTACTCCGTTTTCGCTAGATTTCAAAGACAAACCCACGGATAACGAAATCAAAATTCTGGAAACACAGCTAAAACAGTGGGTCAAGCTCAACAAGTTAGACGAGCGTATCTTTAGAATTTTTAGAAACACAGTCAAGTACGGCGATCAGGTTTTCATACGTGATCCTGAAACTTTTGAGCTGTACTGGGTGGACATGACCAAAGTAATCAAGGTCATTGTCAACGAAAGTGAAGGCAAGCGTCCTGAACAGTACGTGATTCGTGACATCAATCCTAACTTTCAAAACCTAGCAATTGCTCCTAAAACTACCAGCGATTATCAGATCAATCCGCCTAGCGCAGGCTACGTGGCACCGTTCAACTACACGCTGCCCAATGCACCACCAACAAATACAGGGCGTTTTCAAAATGCCATGAACGAAACTGTGATTGATGCCGAACACGTGGTGCATCTGAGCCTGAGCGAAGGGCTAGACGTTTACTGGCCATTTGGGCAGAGTATCTTGGAAATGATCTACAAGGTATTCAAGCAGAAAGAGCTGCTGGAAGATGCTATATTGATCTATCGTGTGCAACGTGCGCCTGAGCGTCGCGTGTTCTATATTGATGTGGGCAACATGCCTAGCCACTTGGCCATGGCTTTTGTTGAGCGTGTGAAAAACGAAATTCATCAGCGTAGAATACCAACTGTGACTGGTGGTGGCACCAACATGATGGACGCCAGTTATAATCCACTCAGTATCAACGAAGATTACTTTTTCCCACAGACAGCTGAAGGTCGTGGCAGCAAGGTTGAAACACTGCCCGGCGGTGAAAATCTTGGACAGATCGACGACCTAAAATATTTCAATAACAAAATGATGCGTGGTCTGCGTGTGCCTAGCAGCTACCTGCCCACTGGTCCAGACGACAGCGATCGTGCCTTGAACGACGGTCGTGTGGGAAATGCATTGATTCAAGAATACAGATTCAACCAGTACTGTGAACGTTTGCAACGTTTAATTGTGCAAAAATTAGACAGTGAATTCAAGATGTTCCTGCGTTGGCGCGGGTTTAACATTGATTCAGGACTGTTTGACATAGAATTCAATCCACCGCAGAACTTTGCTGCTTATCGTCAGACCGAGTTAGACACTGCCAGAATTGGCAGTTTTACCAGCCTAGAAGCAGTGCCTTATCTAAGTAAACGATTCCTGCTGAAACGCTTCTTGGGCTTGACTGACGTAGAAATTGCCGAAAACGAAGAGCTGTGGAACGAAGAAAAAGGCACAGCGCCTGACACTGAACTGGCCGGACAAGATCTGCGTAGTGTAGGCGTAATGCCCGGTGACATGGAAACTGACATCACTACCGGGCAGGAACTGGCCGCGCCAACAGGCGAATTGCCTGGTGTTGTTCCTGGTGCTCCTGCTCCAGGTACAATTGGAACTCCAGCACCTCCGGTACAGCCTGGTGGCACACCGCCCGGAGCATAAATACACAACTATGTTGATATTTGAGATGTTTGACACAGAACGAGACGGTTATCAAGACGTTGCGCAGGACAACTCGCAGCCGCAGTTGCATGACCTGCGCAAAACCAAACTGACCTTGAAACAGATCAATCAACTTAGAAAAATGCACGATCTACGCAAGTTTGAATTCAAAGAAAAGCTAGAAAAAGTACAAAATCAATACGGTATGAGTGCAGCTCCTGCACTCTAATACTGCCAAAAATCTGCAATTACAGTCAAAAAAACGCCTGTAATACGCCATCTTTTCTCCTCTATAGTAAATAAAAGTATGTTTTTTCCCCCGGAGGATATCTATGAACAAATTTGAACAACTCATTGAGTACGTTATCAATGATGAAGAAGATAAAGCTCGTGAACTCTTCCACGAGATTGTAGTCGAAAAAAGCCGTAACATCTATGAAGAATTAATGGCCGAGGAAGACCTCGACGAAGCCAAACATGAAGAGGACGACGAAGAAGAAGTCACCGAAGCAGCCGAGGACGATGAAGAAATGACCGAAGGCATGATGGGTGGCGACCAAAGCGACGACCTTATCGACGAAATCGAAAGTGAAGAAGAAGGCGTATCCATGGAAGCTGATGACGAAATGGATATGGAAATCGACGACGAAGAAGGACTAGCCGACGAAGGCGACCTAGAAGATCGTGTGGTAGATCTAGAAGATAAACTGGACGAACTCATGGCCGAATTTGAAGCCCTAATGGGCGGCGAAAGCGACATGGATGACATGGGCGACATGGGCGGCGACGACATGGCAGCTGACATGGACATGGACATGGACGCTGAAGAAATGGACGATGAAGAAATGGAAATTGCAGAAGCAATTTCGCTAAAAGCTGCACCCAAGCCAACTACCAGTGAAGAAGGCGGCATCAACAAGAAATCTGTTGTAGCTGCTAACAGCGGTCAAAAAGGCATGGCATCTAGTCCAGTGAAAACCGGTCAAGACGGTGGCGGCAAGCACGACTCTGCTGCATACAAGAATGCTGTAAAAGATCAGATTGGCAAGGTAGGTAACACTCCTGCACAATCCACTCAGAAATTAACCCCTGCACCTAAGCCAACTTTGAGCCAGGCATCAGGCGTTAACAACAAGAGTACACTGTAATCTAAGGGCAGATCCACATGTATCTGAGAGAACATCTTACTTTTAATCAAGCTGGCATTGTTGTCGAAGGTGTCGGCGAAGGTAAGGATCTTTACATGAAAGGTATCTGCATTCAAGGTGGTGTCAAAAACGCCAACGAACGTGTGTATCCAGTCAAGGAAATTGAGCGTGCCGTAAACACGCTCAATGAACAAATTCAATCCGGATACAGCGTTATGGGTGAAGTAGATCACCCTGATGACCTTAAAATTAACCTAGACCGCGTCAGCCATATCATCGTCAATATGTGGATGGATGGCCCTAACGGTTTTGGTAAACTAAAGATCCTGCCTACACCAATGGGCCAACTGATTAAAACCATGTTGGAGTCTGGTGTAAAGCTAGGAGTGTCTAGTCGAGGTAGTGGTAATGTTAACGAAGCCGACGGACAAGTAAGTGACTTTGAAATAGTCACTGTAGACATTGTGGCACAGCCAAGCGCACCTAACGCCTATCCCAAGGCAATCTATGAAGGACTCATGAATATGAAGTACGGTCATAAGGTCTTGGAAATGGCTAAGGAAAACGGTGGTAACCACAAAGTCCAAAGATTCGTGAAAGAGGAAGTAAAACGCCTCATCAAGGATCTTAAGATCTAGGAGAATCGCATGTTAGATGCTATCAAACCATTGCTAAACAGCGATCTCATCAACGAAGAAACCCGCCAGGAGATTTCAGAAGCATGGGAAGCCAAGCTGAACGAAACTCGTGAGCAAGTAAGGGCAGAACTTCGTGAAGAGTTCGCACAACGTTACGAGCATGATAAAACAGTAATGGTCGAAGCCCTAGACAAGATGGTAACAGAAAGCCTACAATCAGAAGTCGAATCATTGGCCGCTGAAAAACAGGCTCTAGCTGAAGATCGTGTCAAGTTTCAACAGCGTATCAAAGAAAGCGCAGAGAAATTTGACAACTTCATGGTTAGCAAACTAGCTGAAGAACTACGCGAACTACGTACTGATCGTCGTAATCATCACACAGCAATTGCTAAACTTGAAGAGTTTGTTGTACGAGCACTTGGAAACGAAATCAAAGAGTTCCAACAAGACAAGAAAGACGTTATCGCTACCAAGGTACGTCTAATGAGCGAAGCTCGTGCAAAACTGGAAGCACTCAAGGCAAAATTTGTCAAAGAGAGTTCCGACAAACTCAGTCAGGCAGTTAGCACACATCTTAAGTCTGAGCTTAACCAACTCAAAGAAGACATTCAGATCGCTAAACAAAACAATTTTGGCCGTCGTATCTTTGAAGCATACGCTGCTGAATTTGGTGCTACCTATCTCAACGAAAGTGCTGAGATCCGTAAACTAAGTCAACTGGTTCAGGATAAAAATGAGCAGTTGAAAAAAGCGATCGACTTGGCTGAATCTGCAAAGGTTGCAGTCAAGAAGAAAGAACAGGAAATACGTATAATCCGCGAATCCAATGAGCGCCAGGCGCAGTTGGAAGAGCTATTGACACCTCTAAATCAAGAAAAGCGTC